TACGAGCGGCAGGGGCAACCACGTTGCCAGTCTGACGTTGGGGTGCTGATTCCTCAATAATAGGCCCATCATCAAACTTATCTGGGAACACGCGGCGAACCGCTGTGTCTATCTCATTGTAGTACTGTTCGCTTCTTGGATCAATACCGCTTTTTACAAGTTTCTCGTGTAGTCCGTAAGCGTACCCTGTCATCTCAGGGTCTTTTTCAAACCAATCGTTCTTTTTCGCCCACTCCAAAGCACGTTCGTCTGGACGTGGAGGTTGTGGAGTTGGTTGTTGATACTGCGATTGCGGTTGTGGTGTTTGCTGTTGACGAGGCTGTGGCTTAAAAGACTCATATTTTAATTTTTCTGCTTGTAATGCAGATAATTTTTCTTGAGCGTCAACTAAAGCGTCTGGATCACCAGACTCGTAAGCGGCTTTATAAGCTATCTTAGCTTTATCAATCTCGGCTGCAACTCGACCTTTTGCTTGATTTACAAGAACGCCTTCTCCTTCATCCAGAGTTTTACGAAGCTTTTCGTTTTCGTTCTTAATCTGTTCAGCATATTTAAGAGCTTCTTCCTGAAGACGTGCCGCTTCTTCTTTTGCACGGCGTTCTTCATGGTACTCAAACTTTAGTTGCTTAATGCGCTTCTGCACACCCTCACTATACTTTTCAACTTCATCATCGCTAGGGACTTGGGGTTCAGCGTTTTCGGCGCGACGTGGTTTACCCTGATCTTCTTCAGGAGTATCATCCACAACTTCAATTTCAAAGCCGTCATCACCTTCATCTTGATTTGAAGTTTCTTTTGCAGACTCAATAGCTTCGGCTACTGTTTCTTCTTTGAATTCTTGTTCTTCTGCTAGATTATTCATACTCTTGTGTACCCCCTTGGATCATCGACAACTGCTTCCACAGTGTCATCATTGATAAGTCTAAATTCTTTTCCATGAATCTTAAATCGAGTGCCTGAGTAAGATCGAAAGACTACGAAGTCTCCCTCTTGACAGTAAGGCCCGTTTGGAAATTTATCTTTATCTGCGTAGGCATCTGCGCCTAACTTCATGACAAAACCTATGATTGATGCCGTTTCTTCTGCGGCCTTGAGGCCGTCTGGCATAAAAACCCCACCTTCGGTTTTATCGCTGACTTCGGGTACGCCAATAAGAATTTTGTATCCTTGTGGCTTTGGTAATTTAGAGGCTACCTTCTCTTCTGTTGTTTTGTTTCCTGTATACATTTTTTACCTTGCAGTGATTTAAAGGTTCACAGATACCTTGCGTGGACTACCCACGAAATTCTCCCAAGTTAGAGATTACATGAAAACATCTTATTGTTCAATATATCTCTTCTCAAGATCAGCTAAGTCTTGCTTTATGAACTGCAATCCTTCGTTTCTTCCCACCAAACGATTATACATTGCCATGTCTTCAGCCTGACCAGATGCGAGAAAAGTTTTAATATCTCTCTCGTATTCTTCTATCTTCTTATTCAGAAGACTAAATAAGTCATCCATCTCCCTTTGTTAACTCCTTCGCTATTTCTATCCCCAGTTTTGCGCCCTCTTTCTGGTCATCACGTTGTGATTTGTCCAAATCAGTGGCAAGTTTCACACCAAGTCGCGCCCCTTCGCGTTGATTCTCAGCGGAAATTCGTTCTGCATCAAGCTGTAGTTTAGCTGTATCCATCTGGATTTTATGCTGTAGCTCTTGCTGTTTCATTTGTAGTTCCATTTGCTGCATCTGCACAACAGGGTCTTGCTGCTGTTGCTGCATCTGCTGCTGTTGTGCCTCTGCCTGATCTTTTTGTAGGAGCTTTTCTGCTGCGTCTTTTGCCAATCTTGAAATTTCAACTTCTACGTCTTCTGGCAGCGGCTGATCTTCATTTGGCATCTCAACACCAAGCATCTTCTCAATCTCACGGCGATACTGGAATGCAACATGTTCGGTAACATGAGCAGCCATAGCCTGACCAATTGCTTGAGCAAACGGTGATTGACCTACCATCTCACGCATCTTGGGGTCTTGCATTGCTGCCATATGCACAGCGATATGTGCTTCATGGTCTTGATACTTGAACGCTTTGACTGGCTCCTGCTTTAAGAGCATCATGTTTTCGGTTACAGGATCGGCAGGTTTGATGTCATCAGGTAATTTGATAATATCGTTTGCATCCTGAATACCAAGAACTTCTAGCATTTGGCGATGCAGCTTTCCCATATCATACAACTGAGGGGCTTGTTGAGAAAGCTGCAAAGCCGCCTGATACTGCATAATACGTTGGGACATAGTCGCAGCATTAGGATCGGAGACAGGTATAACATCGACTCGCGCATCAAAGTCTTCTTGCCTGTTAAAGTCTCCATCCATCTCGTAAGCATATTCTGCTGGCATATAGTCACGAATTATACGTGCCAACAATCGAAGCTCGTTCTTCATGGCTGCATGCATACGTGCTTGCACACCAGACATCACCTTCATGCTTCGCTCTAACAGAGCAAGCGTTGTGCCTACAGGTGCCTGTGCGTTCATGTCTCCTACTTGGATATCCGCAACTGAGCCAATGCGTCTGCCTTCTTCGACAATGTTTCCAAGTAGAGAGTAGAGTACGCCTGACGGTTCTTTGTAAGGGATGAACGTAATTGAATCCCGTATCGCACCACCCGGAACATCAACGTCCCTGAACTCACCCGGCATAAGAGGGGTGTCGTCACCTTTAATCCGGAGACCGCGAGCTTTAAGACCTGCTGGCAAATTAGATAATGTACCAGCATCAATGAGCTGACGCAGTATTGACGTAGCGGATTTAGCCAGACCACCAATGAGATGTATAAGTCCTGTACCATAGAAGCCAAGACCCGGTAAATATTTGTAATGTACGAAATGTAATCGTTTCTTTTTCTTTGCATCATCTTCGTACCAATTTCTCCTAATCGATAGAATTTCACGAGAAGTCTTATCAATAGTGATAACATATGGACGTGCGATACCATCAGGGTCATCAAACTCCTCTGGCATGTTCATAACTACATGTATCTCTAGGATTGTATGACGATCATCGTCCTCTATGACTGCATGCTCTCCATCAAGCTCATCATACTTCTCCTGAATATCTGAGAAGTCTGGCTCTGGATCAGGTAAATCCACGTCACGATAAAAACCAGCGACTTGTAACTCTAGTATCTCATTGGACGTTTTCTTCATCACATGCGTGTACCGTGGACAAGACGCAAGGTCTGATGCACCGTAGGACGCAACAAAGTCTTCCGCTGGCACAAACATAGCCACAGGACGATCTTCTAGTGGATCATAATAAACTTTCTTAAACGCAGAGCCTGCAAGAGGTAGCTTGAACAACATCTGTTCAGTCTCATCGCGGTATTCTGTCATCTCTTCAGTCAGAAGATAGTTCATCTCTGTCTGGATTCTGTCTGCTTGATCTGTCTTTTCTGGTGTTAGTTTGCCCATGATCTTGGTTCTTACAGGGCCAGACGCAGGGAATAACTCTCCCATAGCCTGTGCCTGAAAGCGAACAACCGCTTCTGTAAGAACTGGATGGAACACACCCGATGCCCCCTGCCAAGGTTGGCTACGTTCTTCAATCTTCATACCCAGAAGGTCTAGCCCTTTAACATAGGCTCTTGCCCAATCACGACGTGATTCGCGGTCAGACTCAAAGTCTCCAACAAGTTCTGACGCCATAGACTGCAAAACAGCTTCATCAATGAACTCGGCAAGATTAGCATCATGTTCGGGGCCGACAAGTTCTTCTGTCAGACTCCCTTCAAAATCAATAATCATTCCGCCGTCATCAGTACCAATAGACACCGCGTCAGGGTTTACGATCTGTACTTCGACCTCTTCCGCGTCTGTTCCTTCAATGTCTAAATCTGATGGCTCCATTGGTTTTTCAATAGCCATTACAGTCTCCTAAATGTGTACACAAAATGATAGTAACAGAAAACACTACCCCGCGTCTAGTGGCGAGACAGTCCATAGGGTGGGGAGGAAACTGTCTCGCCGTGAGGCATAATGGGAGAACTACACCTCAACCACAGTATAATCAGAAAAAAGAGGCCATAAAGACCTCTTAGTTTAACTAGGAGCAAAAAAATGAAAAAACCATTTTTATATTTGCAGCGTAACATAAAGACGTGTAATCTGTAAACAAAAAGGAAACGTCGTGGAAATTTCTATACCCATGATATGGAATATAGTTGTTACTTTAGTTGTAGCACCTATGGCGTGGTGGATTAGCCAGATGAATAGTGAGCTAAAACGACTCAACATCTTGTTAAACATGACCCGCGAGAACTATATTAAACGTGAAGATCATCAATCAGAGTTGTCTAGGGTGGTAGACCATCTGGTTAGATTAGAAGGAAAGATAG